CGCAGCATTGGTTTTATCAGGAGTGGATCCTGAAGGCGGAACAGCGGAATGCCCTCTATCTCCATTTTACCATGGAGGACAACCCCGCGCTCTCCCCGCGCATCCGGCAGCGCTACCGGTCCAGCTACAGCGGTGCTTTCTACAGACGGTTCATTTTGGGAGAATGGACCGCCGCCAAGGGGCTGATTTATGACTTCTTCGACCCGGCACGGGACGCGCGGCCCGCGCCTGAGGGTGAACTGGAGGAATACATCATCTCCGTGGACTACGGCACCGCGAATCCCTGCTCCTTCGGTCTCTGGGGCCTCAGCGACGGCGTGTGGTACCGCGTGCAAGAATATTACTACGCATCCAGACGTACCGGCGTCCAACTGACGGACCAGGAATATGTGGCGGAATTGGCGCGGTTGGCTAGCCAGCACCAGATCCGCTGCGTGGTGGCGGACCCCTCCGCCGCCAGCTTTATCACCGCCCTGCGCCAGGCGGGCTACCGCGTCATCAAAGCCAACAACGACGTTCTCTCAGGCATTCGCATCACCGCCGACCTTTTGAAACGTGGGCGCATCGTGATATGCGAGGGCTGCGAGGACTGTCTGAGGGAAATGGCGCTGTATCGCTGGAGCGAGGAAACCAATGGGCGGGATGCCCCGCACAAGGACAACGATCACGCCATGGACGACATGCGGTATTTCGCCGCAACCGTGGCGGACGTGAGCGAGAGCGAAGGGGTTTTTTGCTCCGTGGCACGTAAGTCCTTTGAGTAAGGGGATTGGGCGCAATGGCGGTATCTTCCGGCAAGCAGCCTTGATTCGTCACCGTGCGGCAAACTTGGTTTCACACCGCACGACAGCGCGAATTTGGCCGCCCGCCTAGGGCCCCGCCCAGAGCGCCTGAAAGGAGTTGAGTAATGAAATTATTCAGGAAAAAACGAGAACCGGCCCTTGAGGCCGCGGCCACACCGCAGATCAGACGCAGCAACAGCACCCCCTTCGGGATGCTGGGCGGCTACACCGCTCTGCAGCAGGGCGAAGTACGGCTGTACCGGGCTATCCGGGAAAGCGTGCCCGTGGTGGACGCGTGCATCTACAAGATCATCCGGCTGTGCGGCGGCGTCTCCGCACAGTGCGAGGACCCGGAGGCCGAACGGGGCCTGCGCCGGTTCCTGGAACGCGTGGACGTGGGCCGGGGACAAAGAGGCATCAACGCATTCCTGGAGCAATACCTGGATTCCATGCTGGTCTGCGGACAGGCAGTGGGCGAGATCGTGCCCACTGCTGACAAGCGGGACATCGCCGCCATACTGTGCGGCCGCGTGGAAGATGTGCAGATCCAGGAGGGCGACGGGCCGTTGGATTTCCAGCTGTGCGGCCAGGATGCCTATGGGCAGATCTCTCCTCTGCCCCAGCAGCAGCTGCTGCTGTTCACACCGTTCAACCCGGAGACGGGTTCGCCCTATGGAGTCTCGCTGCTGCGCTCCATGCCGTTTCTCACGGAGCTGCTCAGCAAAATCTATTACGCGATTGGCGTGAACTGGGAGAGAATGGGCAACGTGCGCTTCGCCGTGGTCTACAAGCCGGGCGACGGCGAGTGGGAACGGGGCATGGCCCAGGAACGCAGCCGGCAGCTGGCCAGTGAGTGGAGCCGTGCTATGGAGCGGACCAGAAACGGCGATGTACGGGATTTCGTCGCCGTGGGCGACGTGGACATCAAGGTCATCGGCGCGGACAACCAAATTCTGGACAGCTCGGTCCCTATCCGGCAGATTCTGGAGCAGCTGGTGAGCAAGACAGGGATTCCGCCGTTTATGCTTGGGCTGAGCTGGTCCAGCACAGAGCGGATGAGCACCCAGCAGGCCGATATGCTGACCACCGAGATGACTGCCATCCGGCGCACCCTGACTCCGGTCATTGAGAGAATCTGCCAGCTGTGGCTGCGGATGCACGGGTATGCGTGCGACTTCCAGGTGGTCTGGGATGACATCAACCTTCAGGATCTCCTGGAAGAGGCCAAGGCAGACTGGTACAAGGAACAGACCAGAAAGCTGGCTCTGGAGAACGACGCAGCAGAACGGGCTGCAGGAAGGGAGACTGCTTGCAACGGTGAGTAGAAAATTTAATGCTTCATACAGAAAGGAGCACTCCATTGGAAATTAGAAAAGAACCGGGCAGCGTGTCCCGACACAAAGTATCACGGGAGGACATGACCCTTATCAACCGCCTGAGCAAGACGGAACTGTCGCCCGACCAGGTCTATACCTTCGCCATCCGGCTGTGTGACAATGAAATCGACAGGGATTGGGAGCGGTTCGACGAGGAGGCGCTGGAAACTCTGAGCCGGTTGTTCGTGGGAAAAAGCGGCATCTTCGACCACAACTGGTCCGCTGAGGGACAAACCGCCAGGCTGTACAAGACGGAAGTCTGCCGGGAAAACGGCAAGACCGGTGCAGGTGACGGGTGCCAATTCCTGAAGGGCTATGCGTACATGCTGCGCAGTGAGAAGAATGCGGCGCTGATCGACGAGATCGAGGCGGGCATCAAAAAGGAGGTCAGCGTCGGGTGCAGTGTAGCAGGCCGCACCTGCTCCATCTGCGGAAAAGAGCACTGTGAACACCAGGGCGGAAAGCGTTACGGCGGAAAGCTGTGCTTCTTTACGCTGAAAGAACCCACGGACGCCTATGAGTGGAGCTTTGTGGCGGTACCCGCCCAGAGAAAAGCCGGGGTCATCAAGAGCTTCGTGTATGAACCGGACGGAGACCTGAAACGCGTGCTGTCCGCCCATCCGGACTGCCTGCGGCAGCTGGAGGCGCTGGAGAAGGATGCACGGCTGGGCAGGAACTACATGGCAGGTCTGCGCAAGGAGCTGGTCCGGCTGGCAGGACTGACCGAGGACACCATGGATCTCAAGGTCTTTGCCGCAATGTCCGAAAAGATGGACGAGGACGAGCTGCTGGAGATGACCCGTGTATACCAGCGGCGCATGGACGCAATGTATCCCCCCACCCCGCAGCTGAAAGCCAGGACTTCCGTGGCCTGTGAGGATGAGGACAGGGCATTTCTGATTTGATTAAAAGGAGGATTTTGCTATGAGTGTTTCTTTTGAGGGCGTGGGCCAGGTCTGCGCTACGTTTTTGGGCAGCAAGCTGGTCGAGGGCCAGGTAGTCAAAATGAAAAGCAGCGGGACGGTGGGTGCGTGCAGCGCGGACGATCTGTTCTGCGGCGTGGCTCTGTGCTGCAAGGACGACGCCTGCACGGTGCAGGTGGGCGGCTTCGCGGCCGTCGGGTACAGCGGCACTGCTCCTGCTGTGGGCTGGTGCTCTTTGGCCGCAGACGGCAAGGGCGGCGTTAAGTCCGCCGCCAGCGGATTGACCTGCCTGGTTGCGGATGTGGACACCACGGCGAAAACCGTGACGATCATGCTTTAAGGGAGGAAATGAAATATGTCTTATAGCTACGACAACCTGAGACTGGAAAAGGGGATGTACGGCGAGGCCGGGAAATCCTTTACGCAGGTGCTGGAGGCCGCCGACCCCAGCGAGAATTACCGGGGTACTCCCCTGGAGGGGCTGGACGCCTTCCAGCGGCAGCTCAAGCGGTTCGACATCCACGTCAAGGGCAGCCGCTCCGATGTGGTGGAGAAGTTCTTCCGGACTACCGAGTCGGCGGTGCTGTTCCCTGAGTTCGTGTCCCGTGTGGTGCGCCAGGGAATGGAGGAGGACAATGTACTGCCCTCTATTACCGCTACTGTGACGCAGTTCGACGGGGTGGATTACCGGTCCATCTCCTCCGTGCCCAGCGAGGATGAGAAGAGCCTGAAGCGTGTGGAAGAGGGCGCACAGCTGCCTCAGACCACTGTGCGGACGCAGAGCAATCTGGTGAAGCTGCACAAGAGAGGACGGATGCTGGTTGCTTCCTATGAGGCCATCCGCTTCCAGAGGCTGGACCTGTTCTCCATCACGCTGCGGCAGATCGGCAGCCACATCGCCAGGATGCACCTGGAGGATGCCATCAAGGTGATCGTTGACGGCGACGGCAACGACAATCCCGCCGGCGCGTTCACCGTGGGCACCGCGCCGATTGGCGGCACCAGCGGAACACTGTCTTATGAGGCGCTTCTTGACTTCTGGGGGCAATTCGATCCCTACACCATGAACACCATTCTGGTTCCCAACGCGGTAATGCTGGACATGCTGAAAATGAGCGAGTTCCAGAACCCCCTGACGGGATTGAACTTCCAGGGCACCGGCACCCTCGCCTCTCCCCTGGGCGCAACACTGCTGCGCACCAGCGCTATGCCTGCGGGCAAGCTGATCGGCCTGGACCGTAACTACGCCCTGGAAATGGTCAGCGCGGGTGACGTGATGGTGGAATATGACAAGCTCATCGACCGGCAGGTGGAGCGGGCCGCTATCACCAGCATCTCCGGTTTCGCCAAACTGTATACCGATGCAGGGAAGATCCTGACAATCTGAGGAGGCTTCTGCATGTTTGAACAAATCCCTCTCTTGGCGGCCGCTGTTGCGCAGCCTACCGACGCAGAGCGGCCCCTGCTGGCGGCGCTTTGTACCGCCGCTGTAGACGATGCCACGCGGCGCCTGCGCCCGGGACTGACGGCGGAGGACTGCGGCGATGCGTTCCTGTGCGCTGCGGCCATGATGGCTGCGGCGGGGTTGATGTCCTGCCGCAGCTGCGGGGATGTGGAACAGCTTTCCGCCGGAGATGTGAGTCTGCGGCTCGGAAGCAATGGTGACAGCTGCAAGGCCGCTGCTTCTATGCGGCAGCACGCCGCCGAAATGATGGAACCCTACTGGGTGGACAACAGCTTCGCTTTCGCGGGGGTGAAGGGATGAGGGTCCGCCTGGAACGAGCCATGGAGCGGTATGGGCAGACGGTGTCGCTGGCCCCAAAGGACGGCAGTGAGACGCAGGAGGTTCGGGCGTTTTTGCAGCCAATCCTGAAAGAACAGGTGGAGCCGCCGGTGGCGGTCACACCTCTGGGACCGGTCAGTGAACATCGGTGGCTCTACATCGGGAAAGCCGGTGTGGAGGTCATGGTCGGAGACCGGATGTCCTGCGGAGACATGCAGCTGGTCGTCCAGGAGACACAGCCCGTTTACTGGCAGGACAATGCGCTCTACCGGCGCGCGATCCTGCGGCGGGAAAAGGAGGCGGCAGTATGAATGGACTGGAACAGGTAAAGACAGCCCTCGCTGACGCGCTGAAAAACGCCGGGATCGCCGCGCACACCGCTTACTCGCCCGGATGGGCCAAAGCTTACCAGGAACCGGTAGTGGCTGTGGGACTGCGCACCGGTGAGAGCAAGGGCGGCGCCATGGGCAGCTATATGGGCCAGCGGGTGGACCCCGACACCCTGGCCTGCCAGGAGGTCTACGGGATGCGGCTGGAACTGGTGCTTTCACTGGACATCTATTGTCCACCCGGTGAGGGAGCAGGACGGTGCGACAGCGTCCTGGAAACACTGCACCAGGTGATGCTGAATGGACTTCCCTCCGGGCTGCGGCCTACAGAACTGAAATGGGAGGAAACCGTCTGGGATGGAGACACCTCCATGTTCCTGCGGCGGGGCAGTCTCGCCTGCGGTGCGTTCTTCGTCGCGGAGACGACGGAGGAAAAGCTTGATCTGACTGATTTTATTTTGAAAGGTGTTGTGACCAAATGAACCGTATCAACCATGAGCGTCCGGGAGTCTACTCCTCCTATGACGCGTCCGCCTCTCTGCGGGGCGGCAGGTCCGTCCGCGTAGTCGGCGCAGTCGCCAAAAGCAAAACCGGAACGCCTAATGTGCCGGTGACCATCACAAGCTATGAGATGGGATTGAGCACATTCGGCGAGGACAGTGCGGCATCCCCCGGTATGTCCACGCTGCTGAAGCTGCTGTTTATGGGCGGTGTGTCCACGGTATCGGCTGTAGCCGTGGATGACGACGACTATGCCGGTGCGTTCACCGCCTTGCAGGGCGTAGAGAACGTGCAGGTGGTGGTCTGTGACAGCGGCGAGCTGGCAGTACAGCAGGCCCTTCGGACCAGCCTGGAGAATGCCTCTGCCGCACGCCGGGAGCGGGTCGCCGTGGTGGGCATGAACGGTGCTTCCACGGATGCACTGACCGCGCGGGCCAAGGAGCTCAACAGTGAGCGCATGGTGCTGGTCGGCCCGGACGGGTTGGACAGCGCCGGGAAGAAGCTCCCAGGCGTATTCGCCGCGGCAGCTGTGGCAGCAGCCATAGCCGTCACCAGAGACCCCGCTATCCCGCTGAACGGCTCGACTCTGTACGGCCTGGGCGGCGTCAGTGAGCAGTACAGTGACAACGATATCGATCTGCTGGTGCGGGGCGGTGTGACGCCTCTGGAGGCTGTCGGCGGCATGGTCTCCCCAGTACGGGGTATTACCACACGTACAACTACCGGCGGGGCTGACGACTCCACCTGGCGGGAGCTGACCACCATCCTGATCGTAGACGACGTGATTCCCTCTATCCGCCAGAGCCTGCGCTCCCGATTCAGCCAGGCGAAAAACACGGTGCAGACCAGAGGTGCTATCCGCTCCCAGGTCATTGTGGAGCTGGAGAACAAGCTGCGTGCCGAAATCATCGGCGGTTACAGCGATGTGACAGTGTCCATTTACGATGATGACCCCACGGTGTGCCTTGTGGAGTTCAGCTTCTCCGTTGCCCACGGTCTGAATCAGATCTATCTTACCGCCCATATCACGATTTAAGGAGGTTGTGACCTATGGAAGTAACAGGATTTCCTACCAGTTGTGACATTTATCT